GACATAGCCGACATGGGATCGGCGTCGTGCGAGCACATGGCGGCCAACCTGGCCGGCGCGATCCTCAGTCACTACGGCTGCGAGGTGGCCGTCACGGTGAGCGAAGACGGCGAGTGCGGTGCTCGCGTGTCGCTGCCGTAGGTTCTACCCTCTAGCACCGATGGGGTACTCCATCACCAAGCGCTTCGACTTCTCGGCCAGCCACCAGCTCAACGGGCTGCCACCGGAGCATCAGTGCGCCCGCCTCCACGGCCACAACTACAGCGTCTTAGTCACCATCGAGTCCGACGCGCTTGATTCGGTCGGGTTCGTGTGGGACTACGCCAACCTCAGCGCGGCGAAGGCGTGGCTCGACGAGACCTTCGATCACCGCCACCTCAACGACCGCATGAGCGATAACCCCACCGCCGAGAACCTGGCGAGGTTTATCCACGAGCACCTGTCGCTCAAGGTCCTCGACCTGCCCGCCGGTGTCACCGTGGGCTCCATCGTGGTGAAAGAGACACCCAAGACCTCCGCCGTCTACCACCCATGAGCCTGGTCATCTCCGAGGTGTTCGGGCCCACCGTCCAAGGTGAGGGGCCCAGCGCCGGCCGCCGCTGCGGGTTCGTGCGCCTCGGCCTGTGCAACCTCGACTGCGCCTGGTGCGACACCCCATACACCTGGGACTGGGACCGCTACGACCGCAACGCCGAGACCTCGAGGTGGGACACCGGCGAGATAGTGCGCGCACTAACCGCCATGAACGTCACCATGGTCGTCATCACCGGCGGCGAGCCCCTGGCACAACCCCGGGTGGCCGACCTCGTAGAAGCGTGTGTGCTGAGCGGCTGGACCGTGGAGATAGAGACCAACGGCACCCAGCACCCCACCGGCGCCGCACGCTGGGCCCGCTTCAACGTGTCGCCCAAGCTCTCCAACTCGGGGGTGTCGCGCGACCGAGCGTGGAAGCCCGACGTGCTGCGCGACCTCGCCGGCATCGACGGCACAGCGTTCAAGTTCGTGTGCGCCGGCGTCGAGGACCTGGACGAGGTTGACGCCTTAGTCACCATGGCCGACATCGGCGTCCACCAGGTGTGGCTCATGCCCGAGGGTCGAGATCCCGACGCCATCGTCAACGGGCTCGCCAAGCTCGCCGACCCCGCCATCGAACGGGGCTACAACCTCACCGGCCGGCTGCATGTGTTGGCCTGGGGTGACCGGAGGGGGAAGTGACCGAGCGCGTCGACCTGTCGTGGCGGGAGGTGCAGCTCCAGGCCCAGCGCATCGCCGAGCGCGCCAACGGTGCCACCTCGGTGTGGGGTGTGCCCCGCGGCGGCGTGCCGGTCGCGGTCATGGTGCGAGCGTTCCGACCCGACCTCGAGCTGGTGGACGAGCCCGGCATCGGCACGCTGGTGGTCGATGACGTCGTGGACTCGGGGCTGACGCTCAAGCGCTACGCCGGCGGCTGGGCGGTGGACGCGCTCTACCGCAAGCCGAGCGCGCCGGCCGAGCTGGCACCCGCGGCGGCCGAGGCCTCGGGCTGGCTGCACTTCCCCTGGGAGGCCGACGAGACCGGGCCCGAGGATGCCGTGGTGCGGCTGCTGTCGTTCATCGGCGAGGACCCCAACCGAGAGGGGCTGCTGGAGACTCCTCGGCGCGTCGTGGCATCGCTCGCTGAGTTCACCGCCGGCTACGACGATGACCCCGCCAAGCTGCTGGCCGTCACCTTCGAAGAGCACTGCGATGAGATGGTCGTGGTGCGCGGCGTGGAGTTCACGTCGATGTGCGAGCACCATCTGTTGCCCTTCGTCGGCTACGCCTCGGTCGCCTACGTCCCCGACCAGCGGGTGGTCGGCCTGTCGAAGCTGGCCCGGCTGGTGGACCTGTTCGCCCGACGCCTCCAGGTGCAGGAGCGCATGACCGTTCAGATCGCCGGCGCCATCGAGACCCACCTCCAACCCCGCGGCGTCGGCGTGCTGCTCCGGGCCCGGCACTCTTGCATGGGCTGTCGGGGTGTCCGAAAGCCCGAGGCCGAGATGGTGACCTCAGCCCTGTCGGGGTTCATGCGCGACGACCCCAAGGCCCGAGCCGAGTTCCTAGCTCTCGCTGATGGCCACTGACGCAGGTGGCTGTGCTCGCCTGCACCATCTGTGGCAAGGCCGCTTCTTCGCCCGGCGGCTGAGACGCAGCGCAGGTCGTCGATGCAGCCGCTTCTACCACGCCGGGTGGTTACCGCCGATGCTAGGGAACCGGTCGGTATCCGGCACTATGCGCTACCTGACCCCCGCGATGATGAGGCGATGAACGAAGTCGTCCTCGGGTCCGAAGATGCGGGTCGCTTTACCTTGACCGATGCCGTGCGTGGCGACGACGGCGAGATCTGGTCCGTGCTCGCAACCATCGAGGTTTCAGGGGTTCACGCCGAGAAGAGAGTCCCTACGCATTACGCCACCCATTTCGATGAGCTGATCGCGTACATCGCTGACCTGGCCGATTGTTGGCAGGGATGGCGGGGGACGAAGTCGTACGTGTCTCTGGAGCGTGACCTCGGCATCGACGCAGTCCATGACGGGACTGCGCATGTTCGTCTGACGGTCACGATGAAGGGCCCTACGCTCCCCGAGCGCTGGACGACGACCGCCACCGTGATCACGGACCCCGGCGCTCAGATGTTGGAGGCAGCGGAATCGGCCCGCGCCTTGCTGGGTGCCCGCACCTGACGTGCCGATACCGGTCGGTTGGCTCGCTTGGGCCAGGCCCACGTTTCGTGGCCGGTTGTAGCCCACGGTAGGTGAGTGACTAGGCGCGTTTTTTTGACGGGCGAGGTCGAGTTGATGAGGCCGCGGGTGTATCCCCCCCCGAAGTTCGGCGAACCGTTTTTTGGGGGCCGGCCACAGTCATAGAGAGTGACTAAGAGTGATAGAGCGCCATGGGCGGTGACTAAGAGTGATAGAGCCAGATCGGCCGGGATCGGGCCGCATCGGACCGCATCGCCCCTGGTCGGCCCTGGTCGGGCCGTAGCATCTGACTGTGGCACGACCGGGCTACGGCGCCGACTACCGGGCCCAGCTCAAGGAGCTGCGCGCCAACCCCAGGCCTTGCCAGCTCCGCATCCCCGGCACCTGCACCTACCGGGCGACCTCGCTCGATCACCAGCCGCCGCTGGCCCTGCACCGCCACGTTGACGGCTCGGGCTGTTGTCGGCTGGTGCCGAGCTGCTTGCCGTGCAACCTCCGCGCCGGCCGCTGGCGAGTCGTCAACGCCCGCAAGGGCCGCCGGGTGAAGCCGCTGCCCTCACCCATCCCCGCCCCGAGCCGGCGCTGGTGACTGACGCGCTCGACCCCTGGGAGCGGCAGCCTGGGGAGAGCACACGCGCTTACGCAGCGTTTCGCGCCCACCGCGACCTCGGCCCGACCCGAACCGTGCTGGGCACGCCGGGGCCATTCCCTCCGGGCTCGCTGCGCCGGTGGAGCCAGCAGCACCGTTGGCGCCGGCGCGCCGCAGCGTGGGACGCCGAGCAGTTCCGCCTGGAGGACGCGGCGCGGCTCCAGGCCCTTCACGAGATGGACGACACCCACCAAGGAGTCGCCCGGGCGCTGATTGCTGCCGGCATCCGAGCGCTGGCCGCAGACCCTCAGCTCACCCCGCACCAGGCTGCGCGTTACCTCGACCTGGGGACGCGTCTGCAGCGGGCCACGCTGCTGGGCGAGCGGCTGGCGCCGCCTGGGGTCGCGCCGCCGGCGGCGGAGGACGACAACCTCTCGCCGCTGGAGCGCATCGCACGTGAACTCGCCGGCACCGCTTGAGCGACCGCCACGGTGGGCGACTGGCCGCACGGCTGAGCGCCGCACCCACGGCGGAGCGTTCGACCAGGTTGCTTCGGTGCTGGGGTTCATGCTCTACCGCTGGCAGCGTGGCTCCGCCGATGTGGCCCTCGAGCTGGACCCCATCACCCCGACGCTCTACTACCGCACCGTCGGCGTGTCGGTGGCGCGCCAGAACGGCAAGACCACCCTCGTCGTGGTCCGGGTCGCCATGGAGCTGATCCAACCCAACCGCGTCGTCGCCTACACCGCCCAGGATCGCAACTACGCCCGACGCCAGTGGGAGAAGCACTGCGACCTGCTCGTGAGCAAGCCAGCGTTCGCGGCCGAGGTGCGCGACTACACCAAGACCAACGGCCGGGAGACCCTGGTGATGCGCAACGGGTCGCGCTACATGATCCTCACGCCCAACGAGAACGCCGGCCGCTCGCTCACCATCGACCTGGCCGTCATCGATGAGGCCTACTCGCAGCGGTCGCTGGCGGTGATCGGCGGGCTGACGCCGACGATGATTACCCGGCCGAGCGCGCAGCTGTGGGTGCTGTCCAACGCCGGCACCCGCACGTCGGTGCTGTTCCGCCACTACACCGACCGGGGCCGCGCCGCCATCGACGACCCCCGAGCCCGCATGTGCTGGTTCGAGTGGGCGGCCGCGGAGAACTGCGAGCTGTTCGACACCGAAGCGTGGGCCGATGCGAACCCCGCCATGGGCCTACCGGGTGGGCCCATCCAGAGCGCGCTGGAGGGCGAGCTGGTCGAGCACGGCGAAGACACCTTCCGACGAGAGCACCTCAACCAGTGGCACGACGACGGCGCCATGGCCGGCATCGACGCCGTCGCCTGGGCCGCCTGTCTCGATCCTGTGCCACCAGGTGCCGGGCTGTGCCTGTCGCTCGACATCACCCCAGAGCGTGACTGGGGAGCGCTCGTCGCCGCCGGCGCCACCACTGACGGCCGCTGCGCGCTGGAGGTGATAGAGCACACCGCCGACATTCAGCACCTCGTGTCGCGCACCGTCGAGGTCGCCAAGCGTCATCAGGCGACGGTGGTGATAGACCGCCCCTCGCCGGCCGGCGCGTGCCTGCCCGCTCTGGAGCGCAACGAGGTCACGCACCGGCTGTTGTCACTGCCCGACGTGCAGCGTGCTTGTGGTGACTTCCACGACGCCGTCGCCGCCGCCAGCATCGCCCACGCCGGCGACCCGCGGCTCACCGACAGCGTGCTCGGCGCCGCCAAGCGCCGCGTCGGTGACGCCTGGGTGTGGAACCGTCGCGCCGGCGTGGACATCACCGCCCTCAACGCCGCCACCCTCGCCCGCTGGGGTGTCGTGGCGCCGGTAGAAGTGCTGGTACCGGGCGTGTGGTGACTTAGGCCGTACCATGTGGTCCCGAATGAGGTACGCCACCGAATCGGGGCTGGTGGTGACGGACCGTCGCCATGAGCGCGCCGACACCGACCCGCGGAGCTGGCCCGACAACGGCAACGTGCAGCCACCGCCGCCGGTGGGCGCCGGGCCCACCACCAGCGAGGGGTTCGGCAACACCCATGTCATGTACCCGGCCGTCTATGACGCTCTATCACCATGGTCGGGCGGGTGGGCCGGCAAGCCGCCGATGCAAGCGTGGTCGGGCTGGCCGGTGGAGTGGGCGACACCGAACTGGGGATCGGCCGCCGGCGGGCTGAGCGCCATGGCGAACAGAGTCAGCACGGTGTTCGGCGCCATCGACCTCAACGCAAGCGTGCTGTCGACGATGCCGCCCTACCGGCTCCAGGGCTCGCAGGTGATCGACCCGCTGCCGTGGATGCGCAACCCCCAGCCCGAGGTCTACACCGGCTGGACCGAAGCCATGAAGCAAGTCGTGATGAGCTACTACAACGGCGAGGCCTTCTTGTGGGCGACCTCGAGGTACGCCGACGGCACCGGCGGGGCGCCGGGCACGGTGCGGACGTGGGTGATGGTGAACCCCGGCTGGGTCGAGGTCGAGCAGGTCGGCCAGACGCGCCGCTACGAGCTGGGCGGGCTCGACGTGACCGACGACATGCTCCACATTCGCTACGCCTCCTGGCCGGGAGTGCCCCATGGGATCGGCCCGCTCGAAGCGCTCGCTTACAACCTCTTCGGCGCCGCCGCGTTGGAGAAGTATCAAGCGATGCTCGCCAGCCGAGGTGGCATCCCCTGGGGCGTGCTGACCGCCCCCGGCAACCTTGACGAGCCCCAGGCCGTGATGCTGCGCGACCGCTTCGTCGCCGCTCGGCTCACCGCCATGGGAGCGCCGGCGGTCATGAGCGGCGGTGTGACTCTCCAGCCGTTCACGATCAGCCCCAAGGACATGGCGTTGTTGGAGCTGCGCCAGTACGACGAGTCCCGGATCGCCACGCTGCTCGGCGTGCCGCCGCTGCTGCTCGGGCTCCCCAGCGGCGAGAAGTCGATGACCTATCACAACGCCGAGTCGATCTACGACTTCCACTGGCGTGCCTATCTGCGCCCCAAGGCCGCCACCATCATGGAGGCGATCAGCAACTGGGCGCTCAACGGCAACCAGCATGTCGAGGTCAACCGCGACGAGTACGTCCGACCGAGCTTCACCGACCGGGCGACGGCCTGGTCGACGCTGTTCAACATCTACGACCCCGAGAGTGGCGAGCGTGCTGTGACCATCGAGGAAATCCGTGACGCCGAACGACTCAATGGCTGGGACGCAATCAACCAGTCGGCAGTGATAGCGCGATGAGCAACCTCGAGGAAGACGTCGCCGCTGCGCTGGCCGAGGTCGTCGACCTCCAGCCCGGGCCCGACACGCCCCAAGCGGTCGAGCTGGGCGAGTCCGTCGCACGCCATGTGTCGTCGCGCTCTGTCACTGCGCCGGCCGATCCCGACCCGAGAGTCGTGGAAGGGCTGCTGTCGGTTGCAAGAGGTGAACGATGCCCGTACTGCGGGCGAGGGGGCAACGAGTCATGAGTCATACAGAGGGTCCGGTGCTGGTGCGGTCGTTCGACCCCGAGTGGCAGCTCGGGGAGTCGACCAGCCGCCGAGGTCGCGTGCTGACGGGGCGCTTCGTGCCCTACGACACGGTCGCACTCGTCGCCGACGACCTCCCCTCGGGGAAGCGTGATATTTACGAAGAGGGGTTCCGTCGCGGTGCGTTCGCGATCCAAGCGGGCACCAAGGAGCCCGGGGTGCTCAGCCGAATCAAGCTGCGCCACTGTCACGACGGCACCGGGCTCGGCTTCTTAGGCACCACCGTGGCGCTGCGCGAGCAGCCTGACGGGCTGTGGGGCGACGTGAGCATCGTTCCGTCGCGAGAGCCCGACGTGGAGCGTCTGCTCACTGATGGCGTCAACGAGCTGTCCATCGAGTTCAGGGTGCGAGCCGCCGGCGGCACGCTGGTCGATGCCAACGGGGTGAAGTGGCGCACCGCCGCGCAGCTCGACGGGGTAGCGCTGGAGGCCCGAGGCGCCTACCGCAAGGCCCAGGTGCTCGCCTTCCGTGCGGAGCTGGACGACGCCGAGCGCGCCGAGCATGAGGCCGCCGCCGCTGCCGCTGCAGCTACCGAAGCCGAGCAGACCGAGGCCGCTCTCAAGGCGGAGGCCGAGGCCGCCGAAGCGGCGGAACGTCAGCGCGCCGAAGCCGAAGCTGAGGCCGCCGCGCAGCGCCGCCGGGAGTGGGATGAGCTGACCGGCACCAGGCTCGAAGCCGAGCGCGTCAAGCAGATCGAGCTTGTCCGCACCTACGGGCTCGTCGTGCCGGCGCGTGTGCCTCACCACGCCTGAGCAGCGCAATCGCTACGCTCAATGACCGCAGCACTCGGTGACGCCATCGCCGCCCACCCGGTGACGGGGACGCCGCCCCGGTAGCTCCAGGGCCCGCCCTCGCCGGCATGAGGCCCGACCCCGCCCGATGCCAACGAGAGGGTCGGCACGCGGCCGCCCTCACGACACCGGGAGTCGCTATGCCACACGCACTCGTTGAGGGCTACATCGCCGAGCGTGACCAGCTCGTCAACACCATCGACGTCTTGAAGAACACCGCCGCCACTCGGGGCACCGACCCCAGCGAGCAGGACCTCAAGCTCATCAAGGACAGCTACGAGCGCATCGACAAGCTCGACGAGATGATCGCCGTGCTCGGCCAGGACAAGGTCATGGACGACGAGACCCGCGAGAAGCTGCTGCGGGGAACGCCGGCCGAGCCGTCGCCGATCAAGTACCGCAACGCCGGCGAGATGATGTGGGACTGCATTCACGCCACCTGGGGCTCCGCGCACGACCACGACGACCAAGACGCCAAGCGCCGCTGGGACGTGGTGATGAAGCGTGCCGCGCAGCACATGGGCACCGGCGACGGCTCTGGCACCACGCCCGTCGCGGGTGGTGTCGGCGGGCTGTACGTCGTGCCGGTCGTGGGCCCGGTGATCGATCTCAACCCCAAGGGGCAGCCCTTTCTCACGGCCATCGGCAAGCAGGACGCACCGAACTCGATGACGTTCCTGCGGCCGCGCATCGTGGACCCCGACTTCAAGGACGGCGCAGCGCAACAGGCGTTGGAGAAGGCCGAGCTGGTCAGCAAGAAGTTCGACATCAAGGTGGACAACCTCAACCTGTTCACGGTGGGCGGCTACCTCAACGTGTCGCAG